GGGGGAGGCCGAATTTATTTTTTGTAGCGCCCGGTCCCTAGCTGTGTTAGCTAACTAGCAACCACACCTGTGATAAGGGTGGCCAGTCCTCTAAACCCAGATGACGGAGCTTACTAGTAATCTCATCTCTGGGATGGAGTTCAGATGATTCATGCGGCAACATAGCGAAGGTATTATCCACTAAGGTTGTGAATTCCTTGCTTCCCACTCCAAAGCACGCGAGTTGCAATGCCCGACCTCTAATTAAGAAGTCACCTAAGCAGCGATCCTTGCCACTGGGGAGTAGAAGCTGTGCTAGTAATTTGTTGTAATCCGCTATGGGTACACCTTTAGGTGTGCATCTGAATCCGAGGAAACTGAATGTGTCCCCCACCTCTGATTTAGAGGTTGATAGCTCAAATCCGAACACCGACTTGGCCAGTTTTGCAAACTGGTGCACACTAATAGCCGAAGGTATGAGCAACAGTGCGTCATCCCCCAAGAACCAAGATGCTGAACTACTGAAGGGAATACCCATCAGTGAGAACAGATACACGCACGCGATTGCGTTGCATATAGTGTCGATCAAGTTCGTGAAGTACGAACCCGAAGGTACACCCTTGGCCTTGCGACGTATTTCTCCAGTTGGGAGACGAAGCGGCGTGTTTATGAAATAGTGTATCACTCTATTCCATAAACGTGGTATAGTGTGGTCATGTGTTGGACGGCCATGATCCCTGTACCGGTGGAACTCAAGCTGTTCGCGAAGAATTCCAAAGGCATCCCTAATCAACCATGCAGGTACGCTTGCATCAAACCTCGTCCAGTCGATACTCAACCATTTTTGTGAAGCTGTCTTTTTGTGAGACATCAGATACTTCATATGCCCCTTTCCGTACTGGCACCAAAGAGCGTATGGTGTCCGGACTGATTTGTAACCCAATATGAGTGATTGAGCGAATATTCCTTCAGCCATTGTCATATGGCAGGGATAAGCCCATATCATTCGAAACTTACCATCAGAACGACTTACCATCGTCCTAACAGCAGCCGTGCAAGGAGTTCTGCAATTTGAGATTTGACCGTATTTCATCTTATGAACAAAGTATTTGATACGGTTTATGTCAATATCTCGTTTCTGCTTGAATCCTTCACGTGTATAGGGTAGTCCTGGTGAAGTTTCCGGGTGCGGAAATTCAGCCATAACGTCATTGATGTGTACGAGAGGCATCTTGGGTAGTCGGAACATGTTCCGAACTACTTGCAGAGAGTTCTGGTATGCTTCACTATCCGGGCGCGGTGGTGAGTTCGTCAAGTAATGCTCGAAAGCATCCTTGATGTCGGGCGGGCGTGGGCGAAACCGAACATAGTTGGTAGGTGGAAACAGGCGAGCTGCGGCATTCCATGCCATGAT